CGCTCGCCGATAGACGACTCGTTCACGCCAATCGCCTCGACGTCCGGGCTCGGCACGGTGTCGCCGTCAAACGCAGAAGCCGGCTGATAGCCCGTGCCGGTCACGAGCGAGAACCCGTTGCGCTTCTCCAGGCTACCCGGATGTCGCATCGTCACGTTGTCGGCCATCACGAGAGCCGGCGGCTTCAGGTTGTTCGGGTCCGTGTAGACATCGACACCTGCAACAACCGGAGCGTTGACGATCTGCTCGTTCGAAGCCATCAGGTAATCTCCAGGTGCAGGCGGACCGGCGTCGTGACGTCGTTGCCTTGGTCGTCTTTCGGCGCGATGTAGCGCAACCGCATGATCTTTTGCCCGAGCGGCCCGGGAACTTCAACAACCTGCAGGTTCGGAGCCGCATATGGGGCCGAACCAGCATTCGGTGTGTTGGTCACCACCTTGGCAATGTTGAAGCCAGTCGGCACCCGTCCGAGGTTGTGAGGCACATCCACGATCTGCCCAGGCTTAAAGGTAATACCTTGTCCAGGCGCACCCTTCGTGACGCTCGTCACCGTCTGGGACGGTGGCGGCTGCTGTCGAATGGCATCCGTGGCGTCGGACACTGCGCGCTGCACTCGGTCGAGCTGCGCGTTGCCAGAAGGGCGAGGGGTAAACTGCTCGGGCTTTGCTCCCGACATGACTACCTCCACCAACCGTAGCGGTTGCTCAGAAGCGCCGTGCGGCGAATGCGCTCCGGTTGCGCAGCATCGCGCTCGGACGCATGAAGCTGGAATCGCTGGAAGAGCTCGTCACGAATGACCTTGATGGCAGCCGCCTGCTCGACGCTCTCCTCCTTGAGGAGGCACTTAATGGCCGCGTCCTTGATTACCCACTCATCCCAGCCAGAGCGACCATCAACCCGGTCCGTATCAACCAGCATCTTCTGCGGCGCGGGATAGTAGTAGACTCGATACGATCCACCAAGTGTATCTGGCGCAATCGAGAGAAGCTCTCGACCATACACCGTATAAATACGGTAATATGGAAGTTCGTTGCTTCCCTCGTAGATACCGGCCTGACGAAGCAAGTTCTGCTCGTCCCACATGAAGCGGCGCAGGGGATTGAACGTTGTCGTATTACCAACGCTCCCGCTGCCGTACCAGACGCCCTTGCACTTGTAGAAGTCGCTCTCGATGTAGGCGACAATCTGGCCCCCAGTTCCGCCTGATACATCGAGAACGATGTAGTTCGGAATGGTGGCGCCAGTGCCACCACCATACTCGTAAATGTAGGTCGTCAAATTCAGTGGCGTCATACCAGCCGAATATCCAGTAACGATCACTCGCTGACCAAGTCGAGCCGCACAGTCAGCCTGTCCAGCCGCCGTCGTGATACTCGTCGAAACAGCACCAGTCGTCGCATTGATGCCAACGACAACATTAGACGTAGGGCCCGCTGAAAATGATGCGTACCACACCTCGTCGGTAGCTACATCATATGACAAAAGACAAACGCCTGGAACGTATCCAGCAGCAACGAGCGTAGGCTCGATATCAACATTGCTCATGATGTTGAAATCGTAATACTGAGCGGACGTCGGAGCGCCCAATCCCATCGACATGTACAGCCTGTCGACTGCTGGAACGTATACAGCGGAGACAATCTTGTCTGGATAGCCAGATACAAGAAGCGACGGGCCGAGTGGGCTGCACTGCACAGAGTACAAATTATCAGACGAGTCCTGCACAAACAGAACGGACGGAGACGACGCGGAGGCAATTGTCAGGATGCTGAGGATTACGTATCCAGGCGTTAACGAATCTAGAATCGTTCCGGAAAGATCCAACCTGTAGATCGTCGACGACGACGCTGCAAAAATATCGCCAGTGTTTGGATCGAACAGTACGCCGTTTTGTACAAACGGCGGAGATCCTGCAACGGCAGCAGACGTAAATGACAACGTGGCTGGATCAATCGACACAACTGACGATGTCGTAGTATCGATGGTAACAAGCTTGTTGTTGTTCGTGTCGTACGCAAGAACCTCAAGGATGTCGGACGAAATCACAGAGCTCGTAGTGTGAGCCCCAGTGAGCATATCCACCTTGAGAATACGACATGTGTTGGCCACGTAATCGTTGATGACGTAGTAGGCATAGTTGCCAACAAATACGCACCCGCCAGTAAACGTGGTGTTGCTGATGTACGCTGTTGAGTTTTGGAGCTGCCACGCCTGGCTAGGCATTGCTGCATCGACATACCCAAACCCAGCGTTGGTCAGCGTCACACCCGTGATCGCGCCACCAGATGCCGTAATAATCCCGGTTGCCGTAGCGTTTGCGCCCTGTGAAAGGGTAACGGAGGCACCGTTCACATACCCAGTTCCACCTGCATAGATCGAGCTGATTGATCGCACGACGCCAGTGTGGAGGTCGTTTTGAATGTCGTACTCCCCCGCGCCAGTCGACGCGAAGTCGACGTAGCGCAGGAGGTACTCTTGATCGAACAGCACGATCCGGTCGTAGAGCTCGGCCCACGACTGGTTGATGTACGCACGCACCTCAGCGGACGTAACGAACTGCGAGTTCACCATGTCGGCTTCACGCCGAACGGCCAGTTCGAGTTCAGAGAGCGTCCGTGAGTATGCCATGCGTCAATCCTCTTCTTCGTAGCTATCTTCGCCGCAGCACTTCTGCATCTCGTGGAAGAGCTGTGCTGCCTGCTTGTATTTACCCTTCGCGCCAGCTTCGAAGAAAGCCTTCGCAAGGGGCTCAAGCGTGCTCGTCATGTCCATGCCCTCACCTTCGGAATCGGAAGCGAGGGAGGGAGAGGAGGGTCGCTCCTCCCCCATCCCAGGCTTCTTCTTGCCGATGGCGATCATGAGGGCCATGCCGCCTTTGCCCTTCATCAGGCCGGAACCGACGAAAGGGTGCAGACGAGACTGACGCACAGGTCGCCAGCCACATCGATAGGCGCAACAGAAAGGCTCTGCAGGTCATACGCCTGAAGAACACATCCAGTCGACGAGACCGACTTGACGGCGATGTTGTTGTGCTTGGTCTTGTCAAACGACGAGACAAAGCACGTATTGACGTCGACAACCGAGTTGACGGTGGAGGCGTTGTCGATAGACACCGTGTAGATCGCGTTAACGCCAGCTCCGCTAGCGGTAACAGTGAGTCCACGACCGGAAACGATTCCGGTAACGGCGCCAGTCGCGTCAACGGATACGCGCGTGTGCAACGTAATCTGCTGCACAACGTTCGTACCCTTTTGGGGGTACAGGTATCGGTTCAGTGCCATGATTCGGCTCCTTTCCTAGATCCTAGATCAGGCGCCGAAGTTGGTGAGGATGATGTTCGCGCCCGGGTTGTTGCAGATGAACTGCCCGTAGTGGCCGAAACGAACCTCGTACTGGTCGTTGTCGTTCACGCGGAGGTAGTCGTTGTTGTCCCAGTCGAGCATCTGCGGAGCAGCGCCGAGCGTCGAGAGCTCCCACGACGGCATCTGGAGCATGAACGCCTTGTTGCGCGGGCAGAACGGATCCGCAACGATGCTCATCGGTCCGTTCGCGCCATCGTACTGGATGCTCTTGAACGAGATGCCAGCGATGTTCGACTGAACACGGTCATAGACGATGTCCGACCCGAGCGCCTTCTTGAGGTTCTGGAGGTCGAGCGGGTTCACGAGGATCGTGTCGGGCGAGCCAACGCCCTGCACGAGCACGCGAGCCTCGCCCTCCATGAGCGCCTCGTTCATCGGGAGACCAGATACCGAGAGCACCTGGCCAGCGAGACGCACCGGGTCAGCGGTACGGTCGAGACCCCAGAAGCTATCGCCAGCACTCGGGGTCGTGATCCACGCCTGGATGCCGGTAAGAGCGCCAGAGGCCGAACCAGACGACGCCGTCGCAATGGCCGACTCAGGACCGTCACCCGAACGCGTAACGCGGTCGTTGGCAGCAATCAAGCCAGCGGTGAGGTCAACGACACCGCCAACACCCTGAACGGTAATGACGCCCGTCTGACGGTTGATACCGGAGACGTAGACACCGTTACCAGCCGAGGTCGTCGCGGGCGTCGTGACGCGCGCGGTCGTCGGCGTGGGGGTCGGGGCGAAGAAGTCGAGCTTCATGCCGAGCTGGAAGTTGACCGCATCCGCCGGCGTCGCCAGCTGAAAGGTCGTCGCGGTGCGGCTCTGGATGATGCCGCGCGTACCGGTACCGTCGCCGAAGAGCTGGAACTCAAGTTCCTGGAGCTCGTTCGTGCTGATGCCGTCCGTCTCGTTGTTCCAGAGGTCGACGAGCGCGCCCGAGGTGCGGACCGCAGCCTTCATGGTCTCGCCGTCCATGCGGAGGAGACCGTAGTGGCGGGTGCGGTAGACCTGGAAACGCTTGTACGAGCCACCGCCGCCGTTGAGGCCCGACTTGGCAACGCCCTGGGCAACGGCGAACTGCGACGACGAGCCCTGCGGACGCTCGTTCTGAAGCGCCACAACGCGGAAGTCGCCATCGAAGTTCGTGGTCTTCTTGACGAGCGCGAGGAGCGGGAAGTTCTTGTAGAGCGCCTGCGGGATCGCACCATCCGGGTACTTGGTCTTGAGGATGGCTTGAACGGCAGAGTAGGTCGGGTTGGTGTATGCCATGATTGAAACTCCTAGTTAGCTGAGTGCGAGGTTGCTTTTTTGACTGCGGCCAAAAGGGCAGCTTTTTGCTGGTCGGCATCGAGCTGTCCAAACGGCTTGCCAGCAGTCCGCGTCTCGCTGGCAGCCTTCGTCGAGATGGTCTTCACGCCCTTCTTCTGGGCGGCGACCGGCGCAGGTGCAGCGGCTGTGGCCGCACCAAGACGCGAAAGCTTTCGCTTGTACTTCTCTTCGAGGTACCGAATGACCGCGAGGTCCTCCGGCTGCTCGCCGTGCTGCTCTTCGTGCGACTCGGCGACCGACATCGCCTCCTGCCAGAGCGACTCGACGTCGTCCTCGAACATGTTGTACAGCGTCGGGAACTTGTCCTTCGACACCTGACGGAGGAACGACGTGCGGGCTTCAGTAATCTGAGCCTGCATCTGCCGCTCCTCGGTCTCGCGGCGCATGGTCTCGCGCTCTTCGCGCAGCGCCTTGAGCTCCTGGCGGACCTCGTCGATCTCACCAAACGCACCTTCGTGCATCTGGCCTTCGCGCATGCCAGCGTCGATCAGGTCCTGGAACTCGAACCCGAACTCCTTGAACGTGCGCGCGGGGGCACGACGCAGGCGCTTGAAGATCTCGTCGATGACCTGCTTTTGCGTGTGCTGAACGCGCTCATCCGACTTGGCGAGCTTCGCCTCCAGCTCGCGCACGCGCGACTCGGCCTGGCGCACGCGGCGCTCAGCAGCCTGACGCACAGACAGAATCTCGTCTGCGATGTCGCGCTCCTGCTCGGCCTCTTCCTCGGCATCAGCGGCTTGCGCCACCTCTTCCGTCTCTTCTGCGCCCTCCTGGACCTCCTCGGTCTCGGCGGCTTCTGCAGCGTCGGGCTCCGTCGCCTCGGGGGTTTCCTCGGGCGCAGCGGCTTCTGCCACCTCGTCGCCAGTGGCCTCTGCCGGGGTCGCCGCTTTGATGGCCTCGCTGGCCGCAGCGTTCATGCGTGCGTAAAGATCGTCAGACATTGGGTACCTCCTCTGGTGCCGGTGCCTGCTGGGCCTCCGGCGGCTGAGCCGCTGCCTGCGCTTCTGCCTGAGCCGCTCGGGCCTCGGCCTGCATCTGCGCAATCAGCGCCTCAATCTTCGCCAAGTACTCGTCGAGCGCCGCAATGCGGTCATCGGGCACGCCGTCGACACGAGCCTTGTTGTAATGCTTGCGAGCGCGGTCGTAGGCCACGTCGAGCAGCAGTCGTTTGTCGGGGTCCGGGTACTCCAGACCACGCAGGATGAGCGAGCACGCCTTGTCGACCACGTCGATGTCCGCCGTCTCCAGGTCACGCGTCGACTCGACATCCGGGATGTTGAGCATGTTGGCGACGACGCGACGGTCGGTGATGATCTTGCGGTCGACGAGCTCCAGGGTCTCCTGAAGCAGCGCAGCCTTGCTCTGCGAGAGCGCCGAGATGGGCTCGCAGCGGAGCGTGTACTCCTTGCGGTCCATCTTCACGTCCGACCAGTTGATGCGCTCAAGCGCACCCTGGCCAGGAGCGAGAATCTCGACGTCTTCGCCGTTCTCCGCTGCTTCCTCGCACGCATCGACGATGAGCCAGCCCAGGTCCACGTGGAACTGACGCACAGCCTCGTGCGCGACGCGGAAACGCGAGTCTTCCATGTCGTCGTACACGCGAAGCGCGTGACCAGACGCCTGGCGGAGCCCCGCCGGCAGGAGCGACTGAGCGGAAAGCTCGGAAATACCCTGATAGCGCAGCATGTTCTGCGCGATCATGTCCTTGTACGCGTACGTGTCCGGGTGAACCGGCTGCGGGTTGAACACGTCGGGCTTCGCGCCCTGGTATTCGATGATCGTACCGACGTCGTTGTCGATCTTGGTCTTACCAAGCGTGCCGGCCTGCACCATGATGTGCGAACCGCCCATCAGGTCGTGTGCGATCTGGATCTTGTTCGACAGCTTGTCGTACTCGTCCTGCGCAGCGGCGAGTTCGAGCGCCATCGACGGTCCGTAGAAGCCCGCGAGGTCCGTATTGAGGCGCAGGAAGCCGAATCCGAAGTTGGCAGTGCGCTTCCACGGCACCGTGGCGAGCGTTCCGGTCGACAGAGCGATGACGCGGAGGCCGTCGGTCGCATTCGGGCCGCTGGCGAGGTGCGTAGCCTCGTAAACCAGGATCTGGTCCGAGTACCGCGACGTGTTCATGTACGTCGAGTCGTCGTCGGCAGGGCGCGGGGCCGACAAAACGGCCTTCTTGCGCTCGTTTTCGGTGCCGTAGAGCGCATCTTCGTCGCCACCGAAAGATTCGAGGACCACGGA